TTGTCCTCTTCAGGTTGTGGATCAAGCATCATAGCTCTTGACATAATTAAACTCCGTGATTATAATCATTATGGAGAGGATTTTTTACCTGCTTTTTCGTGTTCCCTAACCCACTTCATGTGACTACCGGGAAAATCTCCGGAAGCACCTTCAAGGTGGAAAGACGGGGCAGATACCATTTTTGTAGCGTTAGCACCGCAACCGCACCTACTGGTTGTAGTACCACTCTTTACAAAATCTTCAAAGACATGTCCGTTAGTACAACGGAAGTCGTATATTTTAAACATCTATAGGTTCTTCTTCTTCTGCTTCGGCTTGATTACGAGCAGCTTCAATAGTACCTTGTAGGTTAACTACAGTAGCAAAAGCAGCTACTTGACCTTTACGGAAGAAAAGATCTTCTACGTCTTTTACAGTCTGTATGTCTGCTAGTTGCGTTGCGTTAGCGGAAAGCTCTTGTACGAGTTGTTTGAAACCTTCACTGTTGAAGAGTTCGTTATAGTTATTAAAATAAGTTTCAAGCTCGGGAGTCATGGTTTCCTCTGTTATTATATTATATAGTTATATTATACCACACTTTTATGCATTTGTCAAGCGTTTTTTGTAGTTTTTCTTCTACGTCCTGATGCAGTGACTGCGTGTGCTATACGTTGTGGTCCTGTTTTGCGACGAGAAGAAGAAGCCTTTTCAGCCTTAGTCATTTTAGCTGCAACGGCTTTAGGTCGACAAGAAGGATAAGGACGTTTACTGTCACCTTTTGCAGACTTACGCCCACAAGGTTTACCTGTTTTGACATCTACCCATTCTTCCTTAAACCATTTTTTAAGAGCAGCTCCTTTCTTACTTTTTTTTACGGCCACTTTTATTACCCCAGTTTTTAGCACCCACTTTACGGCATTTAGCTACAGCACCAGAAGCGTATGCAGAAGGCCAGACTTTGTATCTAGACTTGACCTTCTTCGCACAAGCATCGTTAGCTTTTTTAGTTTTAGCTTTAGGCATCTTTAGTACCCCTTGGGTTTGCTTTTACCTTTCTTTTTACGTTTACCTGTACAGTTTGGCATAGTAATCTCCTTACTTTTTACCTTTATGAACTTTTTGAACCTCAAAGTTAGCTGACTTAGAAGCCCCTGTGTGTGGTTTGTAGCCGTCTGCTGGGTCTTTCATTAGCTTATAGCTACTACCGCTTTTCATCCAGTGGTAACCTTTAGGCGCTACAACTTTCATTAGCTTCCTCTTTTCTTTTTCATAGGTATACCTGCTTTTGCAGCTGCTGCTTTCATTTTGCGATCCATCTCACCCTGCTGCATTTGCTCTATCATTTTTCGACGATTAGCTGCAGAAGGTAAAGCAGAACCAGCATCTTTATATGCTTGCCGAACTATAGCTTCTACTTCTTCTTGCGTAAAACGTTTTGGTTTATTAGTACCGGGCATTTTTATCTCCTTACCACTTCTTACACGACCAGTATCGTGCTGTTAGTTTACTAGGTGGATTTGTGTCACACTTGTGACGCGCTCTAAACGACTTACGACGTGCAGGTTGATCTTTCTTAATGGTCATCTTTGCATCGCCAAACCGTATAGTCTTAGTCTTGTCACCGTCCTTGGCAACTACTACAAACTTTTTAGTAGGGTGGCTAGGCGTCCGCTTCGGTTTGTTGTACCCGCTTACCCCTGCTCGTGCTAGTTTTGGGTCTTTGCTCTTGGGCATTAGATAACTCCTCCACCTTGCGTTCCAGTTCCGTTATTCGTTGGAATGTTCCCTGAAATTCGTTGTTGACTCTCTGTAGGAGGAGTCTCAGTTCGTGGTCTGTTAACATTGGTTTTACCTTCTATTTGTCTTTCTTTAAGGAGAGTATCAGCAACTTTCATACGTCGCTCAAACTCTTTATCTTCTGCGTCACCTTCTTTAAGGTTTCTAGTGACGGCGTTAATACGGTCAATCTCAAGTTCCATCGGCACAGCTTGAGCTTCAGCAGCCAACTTAGCAGCTCGTGCTTGTGACTCTTGCGCCTGAGCGGACAACGCTTGCGTCTGTGATTGCTGGAACTGCATCTGCAATTGTTGTATTTGTTGTTGCATCTGCTGGGCTTGAGGGTTAGGTTGTGAAGCCTGAGACAAAGCAGCAAGTAGTTCTTCACGGTTAGACAAGTTCATGTTGTCAACAACAGACTGAATCAATGTGTTGTACAGCGGTGAGTCCTTACCCATAGTCTGTAGTAGCTGTACTAGTTGAGTTACTTCGTACTCTCTTGCAATAATACCCAAAGTGCTACTTGCGTTAAACTTGTAGTCAGCTACTGGATAGTTCTCAGGGTCAAACTGCATGTAACGATACGCTGCTTTCTTAACAAACGGAATCAAGAAAGACTGTTGGAAGTTAATCAGTGTGCGTTTATGACGTTTAATAATAGCGCCAAGAGACATACTAATCCCAGCGGCAGTACTCTCGCCATTAACAGAGCCTGCGATTCCTGCTGAGTCAACGGCTCCTGTTGCTTGCTGTACCATCTGCTGCAAGGCTCCGGCCTGAGCAAAAGTGATTTGACTAACTTGACCAAAGTTGAACGGTTGAAGTACTTCACGTGGGTCTCCGTTGGTTAGGATCATCTTACCGGGCCGTACTTCTGGCTTTGCACCACGTGGTAGACGAGTAGCATCAATAGCCATCATTGGGTGGATTGTTAAACTTAATGCATCGATTCTAGCTCGTAGTTCAGTATCAAGTGCTTTTTGTGAATTGTAACCTTTTTCACATACGCCACGACCCCAGAAACGTCCGGGTACTACGTCCCAAGGAAACGCAACAATAGGACGGTCTTCCATCATGTAAGGATTAGCTTCTGCCTTAAGTAGAATACCACCGTTAGCAATGATTACAACGGCCTCTACGTAACGTGAACCTTCTTCCCCTTCTTCTAGTACCTCTTCTTCGTCATCGTCTCTTAGAGCGGATTCTAGAAGCTCTCGTGGCACTAGGCCATAGTACTTAGTAAGACGAACCTTGTCATCGTTGTAAATTGTTATGTCTTGGTCAGGCTCAAGGTCAGTGTCAGGAGCAGCAGAACCAACGTACACGTCACGATAGACGCCTTGTTCTTGTAATAGTTCTACATGATGCTTGCTTACAAACTCATCTACTGCTACACCCATAGCGTCATCTACGGACGTAGCTACAGGATCAATCAGGAAGTTCTGAGGCAGTACAGGCTTAAGCTTAACAACAACACGGTCAGTAATGTTTACGCCTACTGCTTGCAAATCACCACCCATAACAGGTTGTGTAGCAGGGGCCATCTCTTTCATTTCTTCAATAACAATCTCACCAACACCTGTACCAAACACAGCAGCATTGATAAGACATTCTGCAACGGACTTACGTACCATGCAGTTTTCAAAATCTTCAGTTAGTTTGTTACGCAGGAATAGTACATCTTCCTTTTGCGTATCACCTAAGTTGTCACTAACATCAAACCACTTACCACGTCCAAACGTAGCTTCTTCTAACTCAGCAACATTAGATTCAACAGCTTGCTGTAGTGCAGGAGAAATAATACGGGAACGCTCAGACTTACGGTCACTGTCAGCAGGATCCCATATGCCACGCCAGAGTCTATAATACTCTTCAAACCTTGCTTCATAATTTGACTCGTAATAGTCACGCCAGTCCTCACATTTGGTTATGACCCAGTCTTCAATCGTTTCTTCAACTAAAAGTGGATCTTGTTCGTAAAATTCTGCCATATTAGTATCCTGCTACCACGTCTAAAATATCATGGTCTTCTATTTCGTAGTCATAGTCATATGCTACGTTAGCCAATTGGTCAATGTACGCTAGTGCGTCCACCAAGTCATCATGGGTCAAAGGGTCAGGAAACTGAAAGAGCTGGTCTAGAAAACGACTATTCCACTCTCCCTTGTTCAGAGTAATGTACCCATTTTCAAAGCGTCCCTGCAACGCCCACATTACCCTGTCGGTCTTCTTCTTGTTACCGTGTGTTAACTCTTCAACTCTAAAGAAGTTTCCGTAACGTTTCTGTAGGTCCATCAGAGGCGACATAACGGCTTGCTTTGCAATACCTCTTTCGATTCCCACCGACACGGGACGATAATCTCTAACGGCCTGAAATATCTTAGCTGCTGTTTCGTCAAGTGACCATCTGCCATGTATGATATTGTCAACAAACCAACCATGCTCGCTGACCTTAACCACGGCAATCGCTGTGTCGTCAAGCTTAGTATTCTTGGTTCGTTTCTTGTTGACTTCTTCAAAGCCTGCCAAGTCAACAGCAATGTAATAATCTCCTATTTCCGGCTCATCCTCACTAAAGCGTACCCAGTCTTCCTTAAACATCTCTGAACCACGGGCTTCAAACGACGCCATAAATTCCTGACGAAACGCATAAGAAGACATAGAGCGCTTTGCAATATCAATTTCAGCCGGGTCAAGAATAGGATTATCGTAAGAAGTAAAGTGCCAAGCCTTGTAAGTCGGATCATCATCTAACTCTGCATATTTGTATAGTTCATAGAAATGGTTGCGGCCCATCGGTGTACCAATGAACATCGCACAGCCCTTTTGGTCAGCCAACGCAGGTCTCAGGATCTGCTCGAATACATCAGGCTTCATGTCTGCGTACTCGTCCAGCACTAAGAACTTGAGACTAACACCTCGCATTGTCTCTGGTCTGTCAGCACCTTTGAGGCTGATGGTAGCTCCGTTGACCAGCTTGATTTGCAAATTATTAATGTGACTACCAGCAATAACAGGATTCCCCAGTTCGAGGAGGGTTTGCCACATAATGTCTCTGGCTTGTCCTTGAGTAGGTGCGACGTAAAATACATGGCCTCTGTCCGCCTGTAGTGCGTTAACAATTAACATCCATGCAGCTAGTCTGGACTTACCTGTACGTCGTCCTGCTGCTACTATTTTAAACCTAGTTTCGTCTGCCCAAACTTTTTGCTGCCAAGGCAGTAGTTCTATATTAAGATCCACTAAAAGTTCAACCTTGGTGTTGCTGGTATTAACTCAAACGAAATAATACTGACAAACGTAGAAGCAGCCTCTGGTGTTAGTATTAAGGTGTCTCCTTCTTTTGCAACAAGAAACTCACCAAACTGACCACCAAACTCTAAAAACTCACCGCTGCCTACGTTCTTTCCTGCTAGAAAATCTATGTTGACACTGTTATGCACCCAACGAGCATCAATACTTTTACTGCTACCTGTCGTATTAGAAATAAACAAGTAGGTAACAATGGCGTCGTAGCCAGCAGGTACATCTAGTATTGTGTTAGCAGATCCTGCCGTTAGTGCATCGCCGTGAGAAAACTTCATGAGTACGTCCAGATAACAGGTGTAGTGCCACGGGTATCAACGTGTATAAAAGTATTTGCAATACCAATGCCTGTGAAGCCAAGTTTTACTGCGTTTTTTACAATGTTAAAGCGGTCAGCAGCGTTTGTTATTTTTATATCCGCTGCTATCCCTTGCGCGTGCGTTCCCGGCACATCCTTTTTTCTTTCTATAGGGTGCAAAGTTGGGTGACGATAACCTGACGTTACCTCAAACGGAAAACCGCACGCTTCCCGCAAAACATCTAGCTTTTCTAGAAACTCTTGTTCCATGTTGTTGGTACCGGAGACTTGACAAGTAAACTCTTCACGCTTAAAATGCTTAAGATTCATCTACTACTTCTCCTTCTATAACGTCGCCAGATGTATCTTGTCCAACATCTACCGCACCAACACCACTAATGTTAATCTGAATGGCACTTCTACCACCATCCTTAACAACATCTTTCTCAAACGCTGCAACAGGAAGAATTCTATCCATTACTAGTTTCCATGCTGCTGACTGATTCTTATGTTCTGGGTCTAATGCTGCATCGAATATCGCATCCATCACGGCGCGAGAACGAGGTGAGTTTAACATCCTCGCTTTGTACTCATTTATTATCGCTGCATCGCCTTTAGGTCGTCCAACAGCGTTTCTATTCCCCTTTGCTTTACTAGAAACAGAACTTCTCTTGGGTCTACCAACAGGATTCTTTTTGTTTTCCATTTGCTTCCTCTGGCGAGTGCTACTGTATAGGCTCTACCTAGATTGCTTTTGGGTTTGTTATCTATACTTGTAGTAATATGCATAAGTACTAAGTCCTAGTACTAAGAACTAAGTCCTAATGCATCGTTCTTTTTGTTATAGTTCTATATATACATATATTATAGCATACTTTTTAGCATTTGTCAAGCTCTTTCTTGCTATTTGTGAACGATGTAGGGGAAAAACACAGTATTTACAGTGCAGATTCTGTGGTTTTACAGTGCAGATTAGTGATATGTCTTAGAATTATTACAACTCTTTGATATATAACTAAAAGTACTAGTAGTAAAGACTTCCAATTTCACTCTTTTTTGTGTCTAGGTAGCTACTACTACGTAACCATCAGTGTGTAGCGGCCCCCCGTGTCTGTTTTTGGCATGGATATTGCTATTGGCACGGTATTTGCGCTGTTGACATGGGGGCTGTGATGTGCATGTGAGAGTCAGTGAAGTACCCTTTGAGCTGCCTAGATTAACCGGAGTTAATTTGACATACATCCTAGGATTTAGTATTATTTCTTTGTCGGGAGCAATTCCGCACCGACATGAGAATGATTCTCAATTAGCAATTAACCGGAGTTAATATCATGACTAACATAGACAATAGAGGCGCAGGAGCAATCGTTGCAGAGGCGCAAATCAAATCAGATCTTGCACCAATGGCGGCAATGATCAAAGGCCTAGCCGACGTCAAAACGAAAGAAGACATCGCCGAATTCATGGGTGGCTATGAGGGCGGCCTAATCGCTGGCGGTAAACCTGAATCATCCGTAAAAGTAATGATCAGCCGCGCTCGCCGCATCGCTAAGACATGGACAGCGACCGATAAAAAGCTCAATGACTGGCATGGTCTCAAATCACCAGCAGACGGCCAGAAGCTGGTAAAGGCACTGGCTAAGGATTCGGGCGGACTGACTGAACTATACGAGAAGCTTGCACCGAAAGCCGCAGAGGCTGAGCCAACCGCTGACCAGTCGGAACCAGAGACTGAAACGGAATCAACGTCGGAGCCACTCGCCAGCGAAGCGCCAGCATTGCGCCACCTACTGAGTGAATTTGTTCAGAAGGCCCACGAGAACGGCTACACTAACGACGAGATCAAAGCGATCATCAACGAGACACTGTAAGACCCGCTCAACCGTGACACCTCAGCCGCCTTCGGGCGGTTTTTTTTACGCCTGCCTACTACATGAGAACCGTTCGCATTTGACAATCATTCTTATTTGTGAGACAATGTTCTTAGTGTGGTGAGGTGTGGTGTCACACGTTAACTAAATTAACTGGAGTTAATATCATGATGATTCAATATTTCGAC